GTCAGGTCGTGAATGTAGTAAACAGTTTCGTACTCTTCCTTTTTCTTGAAAGGCCAAAGAGACAAAAGCCAAGCCTTAAACATAGCAAGCTGATTCATGACTAATCCTCTATTTGAAAAAGCCTAGCCAGTCAGCCAGCTTCATTAGCGCAGCGCCAAGAATTCCAGCGAGACTAGAAACGGCAACCAAGGTTCTCCATCCTCCCTTCGCCTCCGCAAGCATGAGCTTGATGTCATGGACATCGCTCTTGAGGGACTTCATATCTTCCTGAAGACCCTCTATCTGGGCGTCGTGCCGCCCTAGATCTCGCTGGACTTCCACTTATTATCCCTCCGTCTTCGGAGCCTCAGCAGGAGGCGGCAACTGCGGCATCGCCTGCTGCTGCAGCTTCTGGATCAAGCCAGCGACCGTCTCAAACGGCTGCTTGGCGAGGGCCGCAATCAAAAGGTTTCCTTCTTCCATCGAAACTTCAAACTTCAACGTATTCATAAATACCTCCTATTCAGGTTTAACCAAAATCACAACGTGAAATAACTCAAATAAATATTCACATCATCTGTGACAGATGTACTGCCTGATGTTACCGTTACTCTCCAAGTTTCAGACGCTGCATCATTGCAAATGTAAGTAGACCATATAGGTCTTTGAACAGTAGAGCTGTTTATGGCAATTCCAGCGCTTGCTGATATTCGCTGCCAAGAGTACGAGTACGTCCCATTACCGCCAGAAATGCTAGGCGCGGCAACTTGAACGTCTGCGCTTCCGCAATAGTCAGAGCCAAAGAAAGATCCTGTAGCCGAATCAGGATAGTTTACCGTAAGGGATGACTTGCCACGCAGATCGTTCATCGAGATGACCGTCCCGCTGCCGCCCACTCCTGCAAGGGTGCGGACAGCGGAATCGTTCATATTGATGTTCGCACCGGACGACCTGCCAAGCTCGATGTTGACATCGTTAAGGCTGATTGTGCCGGTAGGCGTAGGCATCGATTACTCAGCAGTCGGCGGCGCTACAGGGGCAGGCTCAGGAGCCGGAACCCAAGGAAGCGGCTTGGCTTCCATGGCAAGCTTCTCTGCTTCTTTGGCGACGACGTATGCGATGTGCGCCTTGATGCCTTCGAGCGGCGTCGGCACGTCCGAAGTCGGCGGGGCGTCCAGCCAAGTAACGATTTGCTCTTCGGTGAGATCGCCAAACGCAGTGAAGCTGCCGGGGTCAGCCGCGCCAAGCTTGATGGTAGTAGGCAGATCGAACTTCGCCGCACCGTCAGTGCCGGTAACGGTGACTTCGACTTCCTTTACAACGTCAGCAAGACCGCCCTCGGCAATCACGCGAACGCCATTAACTTTATACGAATAAACAATAGCCATCGTCATGCCCTCTCAGTGGAGTTTAGATTTTAACTCGGCCAGCTCACGTTTGAGCTGAACCAATTCCTTCGCAAGCTCAACCGCAGACGCCATGGCAGCGTTGCCGTAGGAAACGGACAGCGTTCCCATTTCATCGCCAGCCTTGGTGATCGCCTCGGGCAGTAACCTCTGTAAGGACTGCGCCGAGACACCAACCTGCGTGATTCGCTCGCCGTCGGTGCGGTCGTAAATACCAACCTTCACCGCAGCCAACCTCTCGACGAAGCTTTCCGGCATCGGACGCCAATTAGTCTTAAGCCGTTCGTCCGAGTACGCCGTCACGTTGCCGGACGCCTTGATCGAGTACGACATGCACGAACCAAAGCCGCCGTTGATTAGTACCAACATGCCATGGCTGTCGAGGTTGCCAGCGACGCCGCCAGCGTTCGGATGAGACCACGCCATGCCGTACAGCGACCCGGTGGTAGTGCCGTCGGCTGGCAGCTTGTAGCTGTCACCCATAGCGAACACGCCTTGATAGCGAGTCGAGGCGTAAGCGCCAACGATGCCGTTGCCGTAGTTGTCGTCGATGTAGAGGTTGCCATTAGCGCGTGTGGCGCGGGCTGCTGTGCCTGTGGTATCGGAATATGCAACCCGGCAATCAGCATGGAAGCCGTCGCCAGAATAGCCAGCCAAGTACCAATGCGAGCCAGTCCAGTACGTCTGAACGCTGTAGTCGCTGTTGTCATCGCGGCGATACAGACGGGTCACGCCTCTGCTGTTTCGACTGTCGCTGTTTAGACTTGAGTTGTAGGTTAGCGAGACCGCGTAATCAGTGTAGTTGTTGTCGTCAATCTGCCTGCGCCATGAGCTAAAAGACCCGCCGCTACAACCGCGTGAGAACAGCAAGCCACCTTGGTTGTACTGTCCGGCGACCTGAATGCCGTATGCGTTTCCGCCCGTCGAGCCAAGACTGTTTGTTGTGTAGTGAAGCGCATTGAAGCCTTGGATGTGAGAAGTGCCGCTCGGATAGTTGCTCCCGCTCCAGATGTCAAAGAAGCCAGAACCACCGTGGAAAGTCTCGTTTGCTCCGTATCCGCTGTGACCGAAAGAGCCAACCCAATAGTTGCTGTCGGAAGTGTAGTCAATTCGTCGGCTGTAGTTATTCTTTGCCGACAGCCCCATGTGGACCTTGAAGTCCGTCAGCGTGGAGTAGCGTAGGTATCCGTCGTCAGACGAATATATACGAGCTAGTCTGTTTGCTACGCCGCTGTCGCCGCTAGTGGTGTTGATCCAGCCTGCCTGTATGTAGCCGTTGCCATCCGTTCGGACGATCTTGTTTGCGTTATCGTTACGACCGGAGTGGACATCGAGACCGCCAACTGTAGCGGCGTTACCAGTAATGCTGATTCCCCACGTTCCGCTTGCTCCGCTGCCGGTGAGCGAAGGCGCGTAGCTAGTGTAGTTACCGGCATGAAGCGCAACGTACGCAGAGCCGCCGCCGTATGTCGAATTGCTGATATAGAAGGCGCCGCTTTCGTGGTAGTACTTCCACCCGTAGCCGTGCGTGTAGTAGCCAGTCGTGTTGCCGTTCGTCATCCACCCAGCGCTGCCAACGCCGGTTGAAAACATCGTTCCCCAGTACCCGTTACGTGATCCATCAATCAGAACTGAGCCGTAAGAGCTAGATGATGGCGTCAAGTGCGTCATTGACCCAGAGCCGGGGAAGTACAAGCCGTATCCCGTGCCGCCGTGGAAATGGAGCCACGTATAGACGTTGTTGTACGAGCCGCTGTAGTTATCGAAGCGACCGTTCGACACGTTAGTGGCGTACGTGGCAGTGCCGCTTATATTGATGCCCCACGTTCCGGACGCGCCGCTGCCGGTGAGCGATGGGGAGTATGAGGTGTAGTTACCAGCATGGAGAACGCGGTTGTTGCCGTCGTAATGTTCCGACTCGCCACGGATCGGCATCCGAGAGATGACCTCCGAGGCGACCGTGCTTGAATTGTACGAACGCGGCGAGAACGTCGCGCCGTTGGATGCGGTGTAGGTGCTGTAGTAAGGCGTCGCGCCTTTATACATTCCGCCGGGGCCGTGGAAGCGGTAGTAGGCATTGCCACCGCGCAGCCACACAATGATTCCGTTGACCGACAGCGCCATGCCGCCGACCATCGTCGTGTACTGCTCGGAGAACTGGTTGACGCGGATCGTCTTGTCGTTACCGCCCCACGCACCGTCGCCTGACCACTCCCAAGTGAGAGTCAAGCCGCCACGGTGTGCGCCAGTACTGATTGGGTCCCACGGAGCGGTGTCACCGTAGCCGCGAGAGATCGACCAGCTTCCGAAGTGGAACCACGCATACACATCGAAGCGAACTGGGTAGTACGTGTTCGCATCGCCGCCGACGTAGAACTCGATAAACGAATCGTTCTCAAAGATTCGTATGTCTCGACCATTAGCGGTGATCGAGCTGTTAAATGTGGTCGGCTGCGACATTGTGATCGTGCCGTTCTCAAGAGTGAGAAGTGGCTGCGAACCGTACCCGTAGCGGTCGAAAACAAAACGACTCGCGCTGAAGGTATGCGTCCCGCTACTAGACGTTGATAGTGACGACCACGAGTTGACGCCGCCGACCGTGCCGCCGTAATAGATCGTCCCCGTAAGGTGCGTCGTTCCTTGAACGCCAAGGTTGGCGTCTGTGTTAGTCGAGCCACCAGCGGTGATCTGACTGGCGCGAATCGCGCCACTTATTGTGCCGCCGCTTAACGGAAGCGCGTAGCTGCTGTAGTTACCGGCGGTAAGGAGTTGGTTGCCGTTCAGCGTAGCCAAGCCTGAACTGTTGCCGATGATGAAATCCCCGCCGCCAGTCGTCGTGAATCGATGACGGTTTCCACTTCCTGCGCGATACCAACTGTCCGTGCCGTCAGCATCGAACGTGAGGCGGAACAGATCGAGACCTGCTGACGCAGTAATTGTGAGCTTGCCAGTAAGAGTCCCACCACTTAACGGGAGTGCGTAGCTGCTGTAGTTGCTTGCGTTTAGAACAAGATTTCCTGTGAAGTAACCATTGGTATAGATACTGCCGCCCACGTACAGGTTATTGCCACTAGTGCTAGCGCCAATCTGCACATGGTTGCCGGGGTTATCGTATTGCAGCCATAGGTGATCTGTACCGGCAGACGCCGAAGACTTGCCCCAAATATGACGAACCTGTAGCCGAGCGTCCCCTGTTCCGCCCACGTTAAGTGCAGGCGTTGCGTTATTCCACGCTAGTGTCGGCGTGATGGTTACTTGCCCGGATGCAGTAATAGATGTTCCGGTAAAGTTAAGCGCCGCGCCTGAATAAATCGCAAGACCGCCGTTGCCGTTGTCTTGTATGTACTGCCCATTTGCGACGCCGACCTTGTACGGCTGCTGTAGGTTGAGATGACCTGTCAAAGTCCCGCCGCTCAACGGGACGGCGTAGGAGCTGTAGTTGGCAGACGAAAGGATTTGCGTCCACGAAGTCCACCCACCGAGTCCTTGGCTGTAGTTACGCATCGCAAGCGCTGGCGTCGCCGCATCGTAGTTGCCGGATATCTGATATGCGCCGTATCTTTCATACCCGGACATCGTCAGCGTCGTTGCCCAGCTGCCAAACAGCCCGTGACCGCTGTGCATTGAGACTGTCGTTTGTCCAAAGTCGGGAGACAGCGTATACGCGGAGGTGGCGTCGCTGATCCAGGTGCTATCGTTGTAGTTGTATCGTGAGTACAACCCGCCGACGCTAATATTCTTGTAGTTACCACTCAAGGACGGGCTATACGAGGTGTAGTTTCCGGCGTGGAGGACTTGATTCCCGCCTGACGTGACATTGCTCGCGTTGAATGTGCCAGCGGTATTTATTGACGCGAGGTCGCCGATACCGTTCGCGTGGAAAATCAAGCCACCGCCGGAGTCGTTGGCAAGCCACCAGCCCGTGCCTGACGCTGCTGTGTTTCGCAGCCACAAGATGTAGCGCTGCGTGGAGTTGAGCGTAAGCGGATAGCCTGATCCAGAGCTGACCGTGCCACCGCTCAACGGTAGATAGCTCGACAGCGCGGAGCTGGTGATGTAGCCGCTCGGGTTCGTGCTGTTATATGGCGTGTAACCAAGAGCGGTCGTTACCTGTGCGCCAGTGATACCAGTCAGGTATCCGCTGTCGTTCGTAAACGTGCTGACATTTGTCGGCTGCGTATACGAGAACACGCCAGTCGATGAGTTATACGAAAGTGATCCAGTCGCGCTTACGGCTGAACGCGCACGGGCGTTCGTGAAGTACAGGTTAGTGCTGCCTTCTGTAATGCCATCGCTGTTTGGCGTGGTGTAGCTGAAGGTGCCGGTCGTATTGTTGTACGACAAAGAGCCAGAGGCTGAGATCGAAGTCCTTACGCGAGAGGTCGTGTGGTAAAGATTCGTGCTGCCTTCCGGAACCGCATCAGTGCTTCCGGGTGATGCGCTAATTTCAACGTATGCTGAACCAGACCAGCGATAAACCTTCGCGCTGTCTATGGCGATGTAGATCTTTCCAGAGTCTCCAGTCGCTGGGAAAGCCGCGAGGTTCGCGTACTCAAGGACGTCGTCAACGTAAGACGGCAAGTGCGATGACGCAATCTTTCCGGAGCTGTCTAGTCCGGCGTAGCCATTAGCAACGCCCTTATTTGCGGCGTTCTCTGGCGTAAATCCGAGTGCGGTCGTTACATCGCCGGACGCAATATTCGTGCCAACGGTAACGCGGCCTTTCCCATCAACAGTTACTTTCGAGTACGTTCCAGCGGTGACGCCGCTATTCGCAAGCGTCAGCGCGACAGGTGAGCCGGTCGTGCCGGTTCCGGTAACGTCTCCGGTGAAGTCAAGGGAGCCAGACGGAATGGCGACCCAAGACGGATTAGTGCCATCAGTGCTGAGATACTTGCCGCTGTTGCTGGTTTGCGAAGGCAGGAAGCTATTCTTAACAGCAGCACTCGGGCTGCGAACCTCAGATACGTGCAGGTACTGCGGGTGATCGTCGTCAGACAAACCAGACAAGTTGCCGTGGTCAGTAGCAGGGTTGGCTGCCGAGCCAACAGCAGAAATAGAACGCAGATCAACAATGCTGACAAGTTGGGCGTTTACGCTATTTGCGTAGCCGTCTGAAGCTTTATAAATCAGTTTGTACAGCGGCCTAAACTCAACTGATGGGAACCCTGTGAGCGTTAAATCAGCAAAGGAAAACGCTTCAGCCTCGCCCAAATTATCGGTAGCAGATTGACCGATGATTGCAATAACGGGGTACGTTAAATTGTTTGTGGCCAGAATCCATGTCGTAGCGTGTTGGTTATTGCCAACGTCTGCTGTACTCCAAACACCACCAGAGAATGAGTTGTACTGAGGTCTAGATGTACCCTGCCTGAACGGGAAATCTGTGGGGGCGTCCATAACCCACGAAGTGCCTTGCAGGTGCAGGACTGGAATCTTCGCGGGGAACAACAAGTTCTGTTGGTATGTACCAGCGGTAGGCGTAGCAGTCGACACGATGTCGATCTTCATGTCCTCGTCAAAGAACGTACCAGACTCAATTGCAATCTGAGTAGCAGCATCGGTAGCTGAGTTGTTCAGCGTATAGCCACTAGCCAAGAAACCATTCGCGATAGCAGCGCCGCGAGTACGGTGAAGGTACTCATGGGTCTGCCAATCAAGCGTAATGCCGTGGCGCTCATCGCCGAAATAGATGGCTTGTTGAGTAGTCGCGTTCCAATACACGTACGCGGTAGGAGCATGCTCCGCCCACGTAAAGTAACTCATCTGCGTCGAGAGAACGCCCGAAGCGCTGAAATAGATAAAGTGCAGGCCAGTGGTGTTAGGGATAGTTACCAGCTGGACGGTCGTGTACGTGTACTTAACACCCTTACAGTAGACGTCGAACGACGCCCCAGTCGGGGTGATCGAGAATGTGCGTATGCCGCTGTCAAACGTGATAGTCGTCTGGGACTTGTCCGGAAAGCCGATAGGCTCGCCAGACGGGTTTGCCCCAGCGACGTCGTTCAGTAGAGCAGCCGTAAGGCGCAGCTCTACCTTGGTACCGGCAGCAAAGGAAGCCGGGCTAGTGCCATCCTGACCGCGAGTGACCGTGAGCACGTTGCCAGAAACGGCAGTGACACGGACGATCTCGCGAGTAGGACTGGCGGTGTCAGTATCCAACGTGACGTAGGTGTGGTCCCCCGCCGTCAGGATCGGAAACTTAGAACCGTCTACTACCGTTATGGATGTATCCGACGTGCCGATAGAAGAGGCAAGTTCGGTAGTTGCGTTGTTACTAAATTTTACTGACATAGCTAGCCCCTCGATAACAACTTACTTAGGAAACCGTAACGCTCCAAGTAATCGTCATCGAGTCAGAAGCACCTTTGTTGACCACAGCAAACGTCGTGCGGCAGAACATCGTACCAGCAGTATTAGCGTTGAACAGGCCAGCCTCGGTAATCGCACCGGTACCAGTCCCGGCAGGAAACGAAGCGACGTACGCTACGACGTTGTTCGTCACCGTGGTCGAGGTCAAAGCCACACGAGCGGCTTCGGCTCCGAGGGCAGTGTCGCCAGCAACAGCGGCAGTCGAGTTGGTGCCGATGCCCATGTGGGACATGGCGGCCGACGTAGTGTCCTTAATACGGCTAGCAACAAAGTTCTTGCCCGTAGTAACAACAAGGTTAGGTACATCAAAAACCGTCTCGCCATTCAGCGCGATGGTCAGATGTCCTTTCATTTTCAGATCATCAGACAGCATAGGAGTTCTCCTAGTTATTGAATGGCGCTGAGTTAAAAGCGCCGATGTTTAGCACCGAAGAAGCGGTAGACCTCTTCGCTACGACCAAAGACTCGTTCACAACGAACACGTCTTCCAAAGAGTTTTCTGCAGAATACGAGAACGAGTCTGTTGCTTCTACGGCGTCATCTGCAGCTTTTACTAACTCAAAGACCGATTCGTCAGAAAAACCAAAAACGTTAGTCTTAACAGCGTAGGTGTCTTTGATCACGCCATCAACGGTGGTCGTGTCATCGAGCGTAAACACGTCATTGAACGCACGGCTGTACACAACGACCCGTTCAAACAGGTCATCGGCAGCCAGAGTGTCCGACTCGGGGCGGCTGTAATCGATGGACGGTGTGTCTGTTACTAATGCTTCGTCAGCAGCAAACGCCTCAAACAGGTAGGCCAGCGAGTCAACAGGCAGCAGTTCTTCGGCTGGGCCAAGGTTAAGATCGAAGATCGGACGTACATCGCTTACCGCTGTCACTTCCTCGAAGAAGCTACGAGAGAACGAAACAACAGCTGAATAAATATCGGCAGTAGAAATACCGTCCAGAGCGTCCTTAAATACCGAAAGGGCAGGGCCGGGGTCTTGCATGGTAGCGGAGCTAGCAAGCTCCTTGGCTACCTGCCATGAGTTAATCTGGTCTGAAGCGCCTAGAACATCTTGGGTAAGCTTATTGACGCTGAGCAGCGTCTGGTCTTCTACTACCGACAACGAGTCAAAAAACTCGCGCTGTATGATCAGTAAGACGTGTACCAAATCAGAAGTAAAAAGTGCGTCGCCGTCGACGTTCTTACTGTATCCGATAGCCGCCTGCTCGGTCAGGTGGGCCAGGTTGGACAGGGGGCGTTCGAAAGCCAGCGAAAGCGCGTCCAGAAAAGATACAGCGTCTGTATCTTTGAGGTATCGGTTCTTCGTATCCGGGTCGAGTACCAGCTCCGATGTTTGAAGGTCTCGGAAGTAGATCGAATTGACCAGCCGCCGGTAGTTGACCGTAGTCTGATACAGCGGGTAAGCCAGCAACGCCGAGTAAACCGGACGGGTGACTATAACCTCTGCTGCTCTGAATTGGGGTGCAACAACCCGCAGGCTACGGGTCGACACGACCGCCTGTAGGTTGGTTACATGCTCAACTAAGAGGCGGATAGCCACTAGTCAAAATCACTCCGTACTTTGAGCTTAATCAGGTCATTTACGGTCTGAATGCCGCCCGACAGGAACGTAACTTCCAGCTCCGCCTCAAATGTACCAGCCGTATTAAGGGTGCCGGTCGGGAAGTTGGTTATGACTTTACCCTGTAGGGGGTAGGTAACCGTGCAAGTAAGGGTGTTCTTCACGGTCGTGCTACCGAGTTCACGTATACGGAGGCGAACAGTCGCCCCCGTGAGGTCCACAGGAGCCCACGTAGCGCTGTTATTCGGGTCGAGGACAGTCCCAGGCGCAGCCGTATTGCTGTCCTTCAGGGTGAAGGTCAGCTCGGGCAGCGTGTCCCCAGCCACAAGATTGAGAGTGTCGGAGTACGCCATACTAGAAACCCCTGTTTGCCATAATATTAACAGGACTAGCCTGCCAATGCACCTTCCCGCAGCCCGGACAGGTACAGCTGCCGCTCGTCCTGTCGCCGTTTTACCAGCCCCGGCAGCACCCTACCCCCGGCCTTGGTCCATTTCATGAACTGCTCTGCCGCCTCCTCTAACTCGCCCCGGTTGAACTTCATACGCAGCGAACTACGTTGCAGATTGCCGAGGCCCACGTTGAAGGCGAAGCTGACCAGAGCGTCGAAGACTCCCTGACGGCCAGAAGCAGCAGGACACAGTCTAAGTACACCACGCTCAAAACGGCTAAGATCCTGAGCAAGAATAGAATCAACCTCTCCCATGGAGAGGACGCGGTCCCAGCCAGGGGGTATCGATAGACTGCGCCGTTCTTCATACTTCACCGCCGTGTGGGTAGGGTCAATTACGTGGCCGACGCCGACCGTCCACAAGAGGGCAGGACAACGGTAAGGTTTATTCCTTACCCCCTCGTGGTGTTTGATCATTCCAATGGCGGCGGGAGAGACTTTCACTGCCAGTCTGCCTCATCGGTGTTTGACTCATGCCCGGTTACAAGCGCCCATATAAGAACGATGTACAGGTGAATCATTTCTTGTTGAACGCCTGAGTACCGAACCAGAAGGCGATGATCGAGGACAGGATCAGCATCTCGTCGTCCCCGAACACGTTCTCCATGGCCACAGCAAACGGCACGCCTTGGTTCCAGGCGTACCAGATGCCCGTGATGTTAAGGGCGACCAGTTCCAGCACGAAGATGTAGGTGACGACCGGGCGAACCGAGGCTCGCAGGTTGATCATCCATTGGCTTGCGCCTTTGCCAATCTCGATGTCGTGCTGATAAAGAGCCTGACGCTCCTCAACAGCGGTCTCAGTCTGGATCTGCTCCAGCTTGATCTCTTCGACCCGTGCCTGGGCCAGAAAGCCGCGCTCCGCCAGAGCGAGCTCGCGCTCCTTCTGGGCGGAGACAAGGGCCAGTTCGTGCTTCTTGTCCTGCCGGTCCTGAAAGATTGTCAGAATCTTGGGCAAGCCGCCTGCCAAAAAAGACAGGAATGTACTAACCATGGTCATCATTTGCTGCGCTCCTCCATCAACTTGACCCGCACCTGCAGGTCGTGAATATCGTGCATTAGGTCGTCTTTCATTTCTTGCCGCGCCGCCGCAGATTGAGGGCTGTCAATGATGACGCCTTCGTTCGTTATCAGGATCGGCATTTTAGACTCAAGAGCAATCAAGCGATTCTGGAATGAGGTGATCTCGCCCAGCAGCCAAGCGACGGCGGCAAGCAAGACTGGGAACAGCATGTCCACGACCTTCTCCATGCTGAAACCGGATTTTGAATCACTCATTTGTCGCCTCTTTTATTAAGCAGGTCGAACAAAGTCTTGATCTTGTCCTCTAATACGGCGACCCGCAGATCGAGCTTTGACAGCACAATGATCAGCGTGATCAGCGCCAGAATGACTGGCCATGCCCTGGTAAATATTTCAAACAGGTCCATAAGTACCCCTTACAGCACGTTATAAACGGGCAGCAGCCGGTCCTTCAGCGTCCGGTCTACGCGCCAGCCATTTTGGAAGGCAGTATCAATAGTCTCAGCCGTGGGGCCTAGCAGCGTGAACAACGGACTATCGCCGAAGTTTGTTGCCTGCGAAGCTCCTGTAATCAGGCCAAACGGGCCGCTAAAGTTTGACTTCTCAAACGCAGTACCAAGGTACTCCGGCCAGTCCATACGGTCTGTCTTGAAGTACTTCTGATCGGCTTCAACGAACGGGAACAACGCTGCGAGGCCAAACTTAGCGTACTCGCGAAGCTCCATACCCATCATCGCAAGAGGCATTGTGGCTACCGCAGTCAAAGCCATCAAGCCGACAGCCGAACCAACGCGGCCCCACGGGGTGCCGATGTTCTGCTCACGCAAGCGAGTCTCAGCTTCGCCGAACATACCGCCGAGGATGACTTTACCGTAGGAATAAAAATACCCCTTCAGCTGCCAGATCAAAGCGTAGTGCGGATCGGACGCCCAAACAGGGCGCTCTGCCGCATTAGGACGGAGCGTGGAGGATTCAACGAAACGCTGCAGGCCTTGGGCGACCTTCTTACCTTCCGGCGTGGTCAGCTTGCGGCCCCCAGCAATCCAGTCCAGCACTTCCTGGCGTGTCAGGCCAAGTTCGCTGAGGTAACGATCTGCTCGCGGGTTATTGAACTCGTTGCGTGCGTGCTTGGTGATGAACTGTACGCCCATGCCAGCCGCAAACTCACGGGTAAACCGGGTGAACCAGTTAAGCCCAGTAATGTTGAACCACCAGTCAGACGCCTTACGCGCCATAGGGTCCATGTAATCGGCGTCAGCTTCAGTGATCCAAGAGTTAGCTACGGCTTCTGGCGTAACCACGCCAATGTCACGGGCCAGTTGAATGGCCTCGTCGCGATTTTTAATCGTCGCAATGACTTCCTTCATGCCGGTCGTCAGCGCACCAAACTCTTTTGAGGCAATGACTGGGCCAGCCAAGTCCGTTACAGACGAGATAGCAGCAAACGGAAGAATAGTGACGAACTGAAGGAACTGCCCCCAGCTGTTCAGCTTGCGCCAGAACGGGCTGAGCGGGGCGCGGTAGCCCATGTAAGTGTTGATAACGCCCATGGCCGCTTCGCGGTCCTCTGGGTTAAGTCCATCGAGCAACGGCCTGAGTAGATCGTTACCCTGATCGTCCTTAGTGGCGCGGTCAAACTCAACGCGCTTAACGACGCTTCGGATATACCGCGAGAAGGCTTCTTTCGGCGGTACGAGAAACGCGCGAAGGTCGTTACGGGGCACGTTGGCGGTGAGTTCAAGAGCCTCGTTAACGCTAGCGTTCGGATCGAGCGGATTGCCTTCGACGTTGTCGCCATTAACAATGGCCTGCTGCAAGTCGACGAGTTTCTCCACTCGGTTGCGAATTGTCTGCGGGTTGGCGCTGGGATCAGAGCGAACGATCAGATCAACAAACGCCTGTGGGTCGTTTGCGATAGCAATAAGATCGAGAACGCGGGGGAAGTAGTTCTGCTGGAAGCCGATCTTAGTTTTAGACGGCGAGACATACTCGGCGTAGAACTCTTCCAAGAACTGACGGATAGCCAGCGCCTTACCGGTAAGCTGAGAAGTCGGCGTATCGGACTCAGCTTCAGCAAACGCTGCGTCGAGAGCCGGATCATCCATCGCGCCGATCTCTTTCTCGATACGGTTCTTGTACTCGTCGAACGTGCGTGCGGCCTGCGGTACAAACCCAAGTCGGCCCTTGCCGGTCGGGTCTTGTGCGCGAACGTAGAACATATCCGCAAGCTCATCTCCACCGTACATACGAAGTATGCCGTCTGCGGTCATAACGAACTTGAGGATCGGCTGGACGTACTTGTTGCGCTTGAGCGACGAAATCTTCGACTGCCAGTGTGCGGCAAGCGCCGGGCCACCGCCTTGGATCGTCATCTCATCGAGTTCGTAGACGAACGCTTTTTCGGTAAAGTTAAGTCCGTTCTCGTTGACCTGATTACGGCGGGACTCAATCACGGAGTCCATAAACGTTTCGAAGTCTTCGTTTAGTCGTTGCGCGAATCGCTTGCGGAAACTCTCGCTGGTAGCGCGCCACAGATTACGGAGACGATTTACGAAGTCTCGGAAGAACCGATCGCCGAGCTTTTGCGGCTGCTTATTTTTGTACCGCTGACTCGCCCACAGGGCTACCTGGTCAGAGAACCACTCTTCGAAACCCCGATCAAAACCATACCGCTCGCTAAGCCCCTTAAAAGTCGGGGACGCTTTATAGGCCTTAAAAAGACGCTCTCTTAACGCCTTGTTTTGGAGGGCCTTGTCACGCTCTTCCTTGTACAGGCTGTGGCCCATCTCGTGCGCGACTACAAGTGCATCCTGTAGGGGATTGTTGGTCTCGCGGTAGATAATCACCTTACCGTAAGGGCCAGACACGTGCCTGCCGAAATTACTTCGGTTTTCACGCATGCTATTCAGGCTGATCTGCACAGACTCAAGCGCGCCTTGGAACTCGGCTGCTAGCTGTTCCGGGGTCATGCCGTCGAGCTGGGCAAACGTGTAGATGCGTGGCGGACTCTTAAAGTTAAGGGCGGCCAGCAAGTCCTGGATGACACCCTGCACCATGCTGTTTACAGCGCCAGACACCACCATTTGCTCTCGCGGTGAGAGCGGAGCTTCTTCTGTGGGGCGTAAAGTGCTAGGGGCAGGAACTTGACGAAGGTCAATGGCCGAACGAGCCGTGTCGATATTCATGCGTGTAGCAAGCTCACCGTCACGAATATCTGACTTCGAGATTCTTATTCTGTCATTTTCAACCGCACCCTGAGTGTCGGTTTTATCCTGCTGTTGCTGCCACGATCGGACGTCGTAAAAAACCGCAGTAATTGTGTCTACCAGGTCTTCGTCGATACCGAGACTTTTAATGATCTTGCCGCGTTTCTGGTTAAGCTCCAACCGGTAAAACACGTCAGAAACAGTTTGAAAGTCCAATCCAAGCTGTTCCGAAAGATACTCAATGTCAGGCTCGCCCCGCTCATTAGACGCTCCGGGGGCGTCAAGCAACTCAAATACCTGTTCCTGCAAGGCATCTCGTATGGCTGTTCGTGCTGGCGGTACTGACTGTGATTGGCTAATAAGATCGGCCAAAGACACGGGGCGTCCACGATCCAGCCAAGCAGTAACCCCCGTTACAGAGGCAGGTATCTCCTTAGTGATGGATTGCCCATCGACCTGCACGTCGTATCCGTTGAGAGCAAGATCAGCCAGTAACGCGAAAAAGCCATTTCTAGCAGCAACTCTTGGGTTGGATGTGATCTGTCCTTGGCGATCTGTAGTACCAAGCATGCTCTCACCGCGACCAAATAGCAGGCCGCGACCAGAATTTACAAGATCCCACAGAGCAACTTTTGCCGTTTTACCGCTAGGAGTAACGATTGTTACGCGATTAGCGTCTCTACGAAGAGTTGAATTACCTGGAGCCGCCCCAGCAGTACGTTCTTTGCCGCCAAACAAAAGGTTGCCGGATACCCTGGAAGCACGTCGAATTGATTCGACAAGGTACTCCTGTAGGTTAAGCATTAGAGTCTGGGTAGTTTCTACACCAGTCTCTTTATCTTTAACTGCTTTCTCGAACCGAAACTTTTCGTCCTGTCCGAAATCTTCTTCTACAAGACGGAACTTGCCATCGGGAGCATCTTCGATAATTACGGCTGAATACGGGTTAGCCTTCTGGCGCTTAACAGCAGCAATCAACATCTGCTCGCCCATTGAAGCAAATCGAAGACTGTTCCAGTCAGTGTCTCCAAAGACCTTTTCGTACTCAGCTCTAGCTGATTCCGTATTATCGAAAACCGCTGCTAGATTTTTCTTCTTATCGTACGTGCCAAGTACTTTACGCTCTGGCTCGATTATCTGGGAGCCTTCGCCAAAAATGTCTACATCCGTCTGGTCTTCACTGCCGTCCTGATCGTCTTCGACATTCATCTCGCGGATTTCAACGCGCTGCTCGGCCTCAAAACGGCGCTTGCGATCTTCGAGCGCCTTCTCAACCGTGGTCTGCTCGACGCGGCCGCCCTGTGGCATAAGCTTGCCAGCCGCCTGGAAAGCCGCAGGCAAGTTGTCTTGTGTTGTGGCCTCCTCGGATACAACCCGACCTTCCCTGTCGAATACCTGAACGACTAGGTCACCCGGATTAGCAGAGTTCTTTACTGCGCTGTAGCCGAGAGCAACCTGAAGAGCTTTGTCGGACGCGCCAGCAGCTACAACTTCCTCGACCAGATTGCGGTCAGTAGATACGATCGTGCCCCGGCCAGGAATGAACGAAGCGAAAGCCTCGTTTCCGTCTATAACGATTTCAGAAATCTTATTAGCGCGAGCTTTGACCTTAGTAGCTTCACCGGCAACCCACACAGCGTTCTTACCGCTAGTTGGGTCAAGCATCGCCCGAAGCTGTGCGTCGATATCGCGCTCCGGCTCGGGGGTTGTACCGCCAGAGAAGATGTCACCGAACTGTTCTCGGTTGACCTGGTCATTGACCCGTTGCTCACGGGCGGTGTCCAGCATGCGACGGGCGCGATCGAAGATGTTAGCGGCTTTATCTACAACGTTACCGGCTGCGTCGCGAGCACCTTGCGGAGCACGCGCCATAGCGTCGCCTGTAGCGCCAAGGACACCGCCAGCTGCGCCGGGGGCAGCACCGCCAAAGAAGCCAGCAAAAGCTGATTCGGCCAGCCGTAACTTGGCGTCTTCTGCAGTAAACAACGGGTCGAGGTCAGCACGGTTAGCGACCGCAATCCCTTCCTGCGCCAGTTCAGTCGTCGCTTCGATAGCGCCGCCCTGCAAGGCACCAGTTCCGACGCGCTTGGCGAAGTTAGCAAAGATCCCGCCTTCTACGGCGGCACGCTTTGTAGCCTGCTCACCGATCAATCTGAGCAAGGCGTACTCGCTTCCCACGCCGATAGCGGCTTGGGGGGCAGCGACAGCAGCAGCACGAAATGCTGTATCTCTATCAAGAGGCTGGCCGGACTCCAAGGCTTCCGACAGGTTGCTGCCTGACAAAGGCGCGAACTCAGCAGCGAAACCTCCGCCAATTGCGCCACGCGTAGCCGCTTGCCGAAGCGAGCCATAGGCCAGCTCAGCGATCTGCTGCTCGGCGGGGTCAGCAACACCCTGAACAGTACGATCGACCGAGTCCTTAATAATACGCTTGGCCGCCTGGCGATTTACCTGGTTCAGTACGCCGCGACCAACAACAGCGGTCAGTGCGCCAGTACCGGCGCTAGCAATAGACAGAGCGGCGGAGGGCAGGACTTGGCCAAACCCACGCGTTGCTTGGCTGACAAACCCGCTAAAGGTCGGCTGGTCAAGGAACTGCTCAAACGTCTCTAGCCCCTCAAGCGGGGCAGCGGCAAACTCTTCTAAAAGTCGAGCTTCTCGAATATTAGTTTCGGCTGCGCGAGTGTCACCTACTAGAGTGTTGCCTAGCGCTTTGAAGTATTCGAGATCCGCTGACAGTCCTTGGATGCCGGATTCCACAGCCCCGCTAAACTCTTCGCTGAGATTAGCCGCCCTACCACGAAACTGCGGAGTGGGGGCGTTACCCAAAAACTGTTGAAACTGCACGTCCTCTTCAGGACTAGTTTCGTTACCAGCGCGAAGGAACTCGGCAAACGGATCGTACTGCTCAGTGTCCATGCTGGTTATTGTCTAGCGTTTTGAGCTGCTCGACCAGAGGCTATATCTTCGTTGATAAGGGCTGCGCGTGCAAAAATCTGGAACAGCTCAGGGCCTCCGTCGATGTTCTGCATCTGGGTGGCGGTTATCTCTTTACCCTGCCGTCTACCAGTACCACGGTTTACTAGATAGAACGAAGTGACGGTTCCGTCAGAATCGGTTACTGCACGGACATTTTGAAGGCGCGTAGCCATTGTATCTACAGTAGGCTTGCTACCAAACCAATCGTAGATTACATCCTTAGCACCACCGAATAAGCCAGCGCTGGGCAGCTCGTCAAATATGACTGCTGCTGCCTGAGACGATTGACCGATGTGAACGCCGTAATATTCACGTGCTGCGACTGGATCAAGTCGAGCCATCTGACGGATGAACGCCTCGTTTCGAGGCAGCGACATACGAGCCCAGTTAGATGCTGCGTCAATATTGCCCTTAGTAGGACGTCCGTCCACAGTGGGATTAAGCATGGACGAGCCATCTCTAAGGGCGCTATCTAGCGCTTGTATGTTAGCTAACCTAACAGAGTTAGCAGACTCCGCGCGTCTTTGCGCTGTAGCTGCATTACTAGCGTCTACTTCTCGCGCACGCATAGCCAAAGAAGCTGCTTCAAGCTCTTGATCGCGCCGCTTGACGGCGCTCAAGAACGGACTTCCGGTCTCACCGGCGTTAGCGATCATCGTCATCAGCTGCTGCTGTTGACCAGCGTCATTTGACTGGGCATAAGCCACAGCCAAAGTCGCGATAATCTCTTCGCGGGGGAGAGTTTTTGAAGCGGTCCGAATGGCGTTGCCAGTTGTACCAGACACACCTGCCTCAGTCAGACGCGCCCGTAGTGCACGCACTTCTGGCTCGGAAAATCTCAAGGCCCCACTCTGGATAGCCCCGGCGACACCAGAAGGGGGCAACTCTCTGATACGGGAAATAACGTTTCGTTCCAGAACTTGATAATCAGTCGTACGTTGAACAGGAGTGTAACCACCGGCTTTAATAAACGCCTGCTTCTTTTTATCAACATCCTGCCCACGTGCGGTCCAATACGAACGCGTCCCGGCCGTAAGGTTGGAACCGGCAAGCGCGTCTTTTACTTTCTTGGCATCAGCCTCGTACCCCGCCCACGTATTTTGGTTTTCGGTACGAATGAAGTTTGCCTTTTTAGTAGCAATATCCGAAATTTCGGCCTCAAGTCTTTCGCGACGGGGATCGGTAATAGCAAGCTTATCAGCCTGCTGGCGCTTGGTAGCAATACGAGCATCAAAACCTTTTACCGCACTGCTAGTTTTAGTGCGGCTAATAGTCACGAACTCCCCGCCAATAGCAACAACAGGCTCTTCTCTGTCGAATCCGAGTCTAGTGGACGAAACTTCACCACCAGTTTCAACTGTTGCTGCCTCTACGCCGAGATCTTTTGCCACCTTCCAAATAAATTCTTGCTTCTGACGCGGATCTTTAATCGCCGACAGCTGAGAAATAAACGTACGGCTGGCTTCTACTGGAAGACCGCTAGCATCGATAGCATTTAAAACGGTGCGTGCCCCAGAGCCGCCAGACTCGGCGTAATATGGAGGTTTATTCTTATTGGCTTCGGCGATAGTGGTGCCTACATTGAGGCCAGTACGAAAACGACTTTCGGCGCTAGTCGCGCCAAAGTTTGAGTTCGGAATAACCCGCGTCTGCAAACCGGTGATAGCAAGATCAATCCCTTCATCGATCGTGCTAGTAACAACGTTCTCATCTGGACCAGATCCGCCTTGGGCAGTCAATACGCCAGGGCGGCCATCTCTATACGAGCCAGTAATTACGAGTCTGCCTTGTGTTAAGGCATCTCTGTCTATGCCTGTAAAAGCAAAATCGGTCGGAGCATAGTTGTTACGGCCAATAGCTTCTTCGCGCTTATTGACGTTCATGATGTCAGCAAGAAAACGAGTGTACTGCTCGTCTCCAGCCTTGACGCCTTTGAGCAAAGCATCCCGGTCGATTGTGCCGTCCGCTTTAATAACCCCAAGAGTCTGGCCTCGTCCAAATACTCGATCCGCGTCTTGAGCTAATTCGGTCTTCGCAAAAGTTCGGCGTTGCTCATTAGCCTCTGCTTCAGCACGGGCATCAACGTTTTTATTTAGTTGAAGTTGCTCTTGTTCACGGCCAGCCCGTTCACGAGCAAGATCCAGCTCCTGCTGCTGCATAAGCAACTGCTGCCGTTGCTGTGCTCCGGCTTGTACTCCCTGGATACCAGCGAGGATTGCGCTACCAAGATCTTGTGCCATGACTTACCTCTAGAACGACATCAACATAATGGCTGCTGATGCCAGCGATCCAATCGTGGAGTATGTATTTGCTTTCGACTGCGCTTTAGCCTGAGTGTAGGCGTTACGACGCGCGGTTGCGTCTCCAGCAGCAGAACCTAGCTGCTGCTGCGAAGCGCGGTTTACGCCCTGGCCGATGTTAATCAGGTCAGAAAGCAGCGCTGTGTTTGATTCGCGCTGGGCAATCTTAGCGTCATTGACCGCCTGAATACCGCCAAGCGTGTTGGCGCGCTGCAGACGCAATTCTTGCTGCTGAATCTGAGCAGGCGTCAGAGCCACACCGTAACGTTGGGCGTTGCGAGAGGCGACGCCTTGTGTCAAAGCAGACGCTACACCTACGTCTTTACGAGCCTGATCGATCAGCGAACGATCGGTTTGGGCCTTATTAATCAGCTGCTCTTCAAACTTACGGTAGTTCTGGATGTAGTCCAGATACTCCTGTCGAGTCAGGTCCGCATACGCTTTCTCAGGGTCGGCTACGTCGGTAAGACCGGCAGACGAACGGTTCTGAGTGTACACCCTATCAGAATCATAAACTCCGGTGCGACCACCAGACAAACTGTTCTGGGTGGCGCCAGTAATCTGCATCTGCTGTTGCAGGCGCAGCATTTCTTCTAGGTTTAAAGAAGACATTGAAGAGGCGACCATTATTTACCTCCCCTGAACAAGAGTTCGTCGGAACTGAGTAAGACTTGGCGTATTTGAAACAAAGCCAAGAGAACCATCTTGTCTTAAAACCGGAGTAGGAAATGTAGGCATAGACGGTGGGACGAAAAGCTGCGGGGGCGCAATGCTCAAAGAGCCGCGATCGGCAGGGATATTTCCAGCAGCAGTTCCATACGTGCTGTAGGCAAGGCGATCTTTCACACTACTAACCGAAAGACCGGTCTTTGGATCCTTTGGAGTGAACAAAGTACCGCCGCTTGCTTTGTTCTCGGCGGCTTTTGCAATGAACGCTCCCGCTACTTGGCCAGCGGCTGACTGCTTAGCAAGAGCTACCTGCTGATTAGCGCGGGCCTTCTCAAGAGCACCAGATGTAGCAAGACGGCTAGCCTGAGCCATTCCGCTTTGCGCGTCAGCTGCCTGGCCGCGAGCGGTACCAAGCACACCAGATTGCATAGTGTTCTGAACTTGGTTCGCCGCTACGTTTGCAGCGCCAAGCTGGCCCGTAAGAGCCTGGGCTGTGTCGCCAGCAACAGTTGAACTGGTAGCAGCCTCATAACTAGGAGCAGAAAGCGCCTGCATAACGTCCGCATTGGCGCGGCCGCGAAGGCCCGACTGAACGTCTTCGGTCAGAGACTTGTCGCGCATCTCTTGCAGAAGCGGATCGTACTTCTCTTTGAAGTACTGATACTCTGCCATAGCCACCGAAGCAGAAGCTTTCTCTGCCTCACTTGGCTTGTAATCAGCTGCTTTCGGTTTGCTGGCCACTATAGCTCCCTCGTATACACCACGGTATCAATCGACCAGCCGTTCTCTGTTAAGTGCGGCATCAAGCCTAGGAAGGGCGACCTAGTTTCAAGGTAGCTGTACCCCGCCTCGCGCGCCACTCTCTCGAAGAACGATTGATACTTAGATACCAAGCTATTCCCCTTTTCCTTAGCCCATGCGAGCCAAAGAAACATCGTCTTCTTACCTGTGAAGGTGTCAGTCTCGGTTGTCGAAACGACGAAGCCTTCACTAGTCACCCAAAGCACGGCTTGCTGGTTAACGCACGCCGCGTACACATCTTCTGCCCGGTACGTAAGAGCCTTAGAGTTACGTAAGATCTCTTCAATACCCGGCCTTATCCAATCCCACTCTCTACGAACGTCGGCTACGAACGGTTCAACCGCCGCGACCGTAACGATTTCGCCGTTGTGAGAATGGAGTGTAGATCCCGCCATACGCTACCTTCCTAGCAATACCAACGTCGGCATTCCTAGCGCGACGATCAGCCTGTGTAATGCCTTCATTAAACAGCGACGAGTACACCTGTGCGCCGCCGAAATCAGTCCAGTCTTTGCTCGGTAAACGCAGCAAACGAAACAAAGCGCCGTTGACGATTGTATCGCGATACTCAGCCATCAGCTCATCGTCAGCAGCAGTAGAAGTCTGCGTAGGCTTCAACTGCGCTCGCACGATGGTGCTGGAGGCTTTAGTAACGTTAGGTACAGGCACCATCCAGAACAGAGACTGGCTGATCTTTACGTAGTATTCCGGCGTGCCGCGATTGTCGGCGTCTCGCCAGTTTTGCTTACGCTGCTCTAACAGACTGGTGCTAATCGGCTCGATGTCCTTGCCGTCGTGCACAACCCACATGATCTTATGCACAACCGTGCCTGACGGCGGTTCGAGGTCATACTCGTACGCACCGGCAACAGTTGTGATCGGATCAAGCTCAGCCTGAAGCACCGCCGCCTTTTCGCACAGCTCGATGACAGCTGCTCGAATGTTGTTTTCGATCAGCGTGTCCGGACAGCCGGGCACCATCGGAATGATCTCAGGTAACAGCGACTCATAAAGAGTTGCCATCGTTTATTACCCCGCTACTGCCGGAGCTGCCATCGCAAGACGACTGGAGTCATAGTTTGGCGAGGTCAAAGCATCAAGCTGCGCCTTACCAGTAATTGACGACATGAACAGCTGGAAGTGCGAAGACGCTCGCTGCTGGTTACCCGCATAATCCGCGTCCTTCATGTAGGCCATGTAGAGGACATAGTTCATCACCGCGTTGGCGAAGATGTCGGGAATATCCAAGTTACCGTTCTGCGCTACCGTCACAGGGTTCGCTGAATAGATAATCTCGACAAACGAGCTGGCGGCCGTTGCTACGCCCGGATACACGTAGAAGTTACGCGGGTTCTGCTCATCATAGATGTAGTGCTTTACAACAGCTACATGTGCAGCGTCGCCCGTAACGAGCGGGTCGTGCCAGTCGGGAGTCTGGGCATCAAGAACTTCGCGAGACACGACGCGAACAGCGCGCTTACCAACACCGCTGGAAGCGGCCGACATGTTACGGACCACCCGAAGTAGGCGGTTACCGTCACTAGGGATGTCCTGTTTCGTACCGACAACAAGAGTGACAGTTACGTTCTTAGCAGAAGCGTCTGGCTTAAGAAGGGCGATCTCTCGCTGGGCGTCATTAACCCAGAGTACGAGCTCGTCCACTACAGGCCAACGGACACCGGTCGTGTCCTGGAGGGTCTTTTGAACCCGGTCAATAACGCTTTGTACGGTGACAGTCATGGTCTACCTCACGAGTGTAGGAACGCCTCCCAAGCAGCTTCGCGGTCCTCGGTGCTAACAGTACGCCCGACAACACGGTTAACCGCCGACGCTTTGGGCGTCCCATCAGCCTTAAAATCATCGGGATCAGCAAACTGTACCAGTTTCTCCATCCCGTTAATAACATCATCAAGAGACTTGAACTCTTCAAAAGCCTCGACTTCAGCAGCCTTGGCGATAGGTTCCGTCACAGTCTTCGCCGGTGCTGGCTTGGCCACAACCGGCTCGGGGAGCTTCAACACATCAACCTGTTTTGCTCCCATCTGGAGGGCTAGTAGTCCGATCTCATCGGACACTTCGCGCTCGACACCTGGAAGAAACAGTACACACGCACCGCTAAGGGTGGCTACCCGAATCTCTTGGTCTGCAATGACCTTCACGGAACCTCCTGGCTTAAAGAGTAGGGGACCCCCTCCGAAGAGAGGGCCCCCCCACGACTTAGATGGCCGTGTCGAGGCAGACCACGCCGAAGTCCTGAACGGACCCGTTGTAATCGCTGTTGTACTTCGGCTTGCGGAGACCGAAGATCTTACCGATCGAGATACCAGACTGATTCTGGTAGTCGAAGGTGTCTTCCACGATTTCCGGCAGACCGATGTCAGCCATCGCGAGCGCCTGCGCACCGCAGAAGAGCGCACGACCGCCAACAACGTTGGCGTTAGCACCCCACTTGTAACCAGCGGCACCGGCGTTAGCCGAGGTACCAGTGGTCGCAGTCGCGGTGTTAAACACGTGACGGAACTCGTGCACCATCACGCCGTCGACCATCAACGAGCTCGAACCAGCGAAGAGCTGGTTGCTCGGACCACGGATGCCAGCATTACGCACGTTGGCAAGGAAGTCCGAATCGAGCTTGAGGGCGGCCATCTGCTGCGGCGTCACGAAGAGGTGGAACACCTCGTCGTTGCCAGCGCCACGGACACCACGGATGTAGTTGTCCTTCGCGTAGGCCTTGAGGGCCACGATATGGCGGTACTTGAGAATGTCAGCAGACGTGATCGTAGTCGTATCACCGGCAACGATGTCGTTGCCCGAAACGCGACGGTGACGAGCAGCGGTCGGGGCCGACACGTCCGAGGCGAACTCGAGGTTCGACAGGTTCTGGCCAGAGGCCAAAACGGTGCGGAGACCACCGCTCGTCTTGTGCGTGTAAGCAACACCGGCGAGCGTCAAGAACGCGAGCTGGTCCATACGATCGGCCATCGCGTAGGCGAGGGCGTCACGGCTGGTCTCACGGAAGTTGACGACCGACTTCTGGTCAGCAAGGCGACCGGCGATGCGGTTCGCAAAGCGCAGCTGATCGAGCTCGATGGTGATGTCGTAAGCGCGGAGCGCCTCTTCATTACCCTCAAGCGCGCTGTCGCCCGTCACGCCGTCACCGGTCATATCGGCGAGCAACGTGATGACAGCCTTCGTGCCCTTGTCTGACTTCGTCAGCTCGGTCACGCGCTGGATCATTGCATTGGAACCCGAACCAGCGAACTGGTTCACAAACGACATATTGCGAGCGACGCGCCAGAAGTCACGGCTCCACGCCGTGAGTTGATCACTAGTCAGCGCCGCAAAGTTAGTAAGAGCCATTTGGCTTCTCCTTTAATTGCGTTACAAAATCTAGTAATGCACATGCATTACCAGCCTACAGCCGACTTGTGGTGCGGCTAAACCGTTTCCCCGTATCGTGGGGTCACGACTTAGCGCGTATTAACGAGGCGCGACCTCGGCACATTTAACGCCTATGCGAGGCGAAATCAGCACGTTTTTAACGTGTGCGACACGGCTGGATATCGTTCCAACGGACGAGTTCAGTTGTAGATTAACAACAGAGTAGAAAGTTCGCAACTATTTAATAGGAATATTTCTTCTTGGCCGCCTTCTTAGCAGGCTTTTTAGCGCCGTGGGTCTTACCCGGCATCATGGTGCCATCCGGCATGCGGTGCATCGGGCCTTTTTCGCCCTTTTTCTTCATCTTCATACGCTCGTCTCCTGTGGTTAACGGTATCGCGCCGTCTTCTTGGCGATACGCTTGGGTTGCTTCGAAAACTGCTCCCCCTTAGCAAGCGAACGACGCTTGTTACGGGTGGTAGCAGCATACTCTTGCGGGGACAGCGCCTGCCGAGCTTTCTTCGGCAGGTACCGTTCGCCAGTCGCTTTAGAGCCTTGGGTACTGTTCTTACCAGAACGGGTGCCCCAGTCCTCGTTAGTCCACTTTTTAAGGGACTTCTGTGGCTTAGCTAACCCCATGGACTAGTCCTTCTTCATCTTACGAAGGGTCATGGCCAAACGGGCACGCTGGCCGGTCTTGCCTGGCTTCTTGGCTGCTGCTTTCAGCTCTTTAGCCGGGATCTTCTCGCCTTTCTTGACGCCCATGCTCTTACGCAGGGCACCAGGCTTCTTGATCGCATCTTTGATCCAGTCCTTAGCCATTACTTGTAGCCTCCTCCTGACTTTTTGTACTCGACCGCAAGCATCTGTGCTTTACGGGCGCTCCATTGGCCTGGTTTACCGCCTTTTCCACCAGCTTTTATGCTGTTAAACAGCTGCTTACGCATAGTCGGCTTGGTGTAGTTACCGGCGGCATTGACCTTTGACTTGGCCTTAGCCATTACCACTTAACCTTATCGGCCCAATACGCTGCGGACATCTTGCCCTTAGCAATATTCCTAGAGTGACGGGCTTTAAAAGACTCGCGGCGGTTGCGATAGGCTTCGGACTCCCCCTTTTTACGGGGGGAGCCGCTCACGCCCTGCTGGCCGAAGCGAATAGTCTTTACTTGCTCGCCCGACTTAGCCACAACCACGTGGCTCTTGGTCGGATGGCTCGGTGTGCGCTTGGGTTTGTTGTAGCCAGAGACACCGGCTCGGGCCAAACGTGAGTCACGGGTAGCCATTAGACAACATCGCCTCTCAGTCGCTTAAGGGTGGCTGCCGGTAGGGCGTTAAACTCGTCCTCCGTCAGCTGCATAACGTCAAACGCCTTCTCGCCGCGTGCGGCAGAACTCTCACCCGGCATATCAGGCGGCTGAGACTCGGCGGCCTTCATCTTGCGAGCGATATCGGCACGCTTTTTAGCCACTTCGTCGACCGGAGCGGCCTTCGTAGCGGTAGGAGCCGCCAGAGACGGCGTTTCCTGGGTGCTCATATCGACCAGATCGTACTCACGGAGGACGAACTTAGCCGCTTTTGACAGCGCAGCGACGGGGTTTTCGCCCTTAACGATAAATGCGTCGCGCAGATCGATCACTTCCTGCGTGTATTTCTCGTTGAACTCAGGGCTGTTGCGGTCGAAGACCGGGAAATTCGTCTCCAGCTCCGACGCGGCCTGCTGCAAAGCCGACATCTGCTGGCTTTGGGTGACCTTCTGCTCCATTTTCTGGGTCAGCTCAAACTCCAACTGGGCGCGTTCAGCCCGGCGGATCTCCTGACGCAGCGCCGCAGCCTTTTCATGCTGCCCGTCGAGCACCATGTTCTGGTATTCGACCTCCTTGACCGCGAAATCAAAGCTATCTGGAGCTGTCTCGGCAGCGGTTTTTGCTGCCATCAGATCATCGAGCTGCTTCTGCAGCGCCTTCTGCTTAGCCAACACCTCGTCGAGGCGCGACTTCGGCACCATCGGCTTCTTAGCTTCCGGTTCCGGCGCAATTTTAGGTTCCGGCTGCGGGATTTCCTGGGCGACCGGTTCGATGACCGGTTCAGCAGCAACCTTCTGCTCCGGAACTACCGGCGCTTCAGGCTCCTCGATGGCCGGTTCGGCGACCGGTTCCGGGGCTTCGGCCTTTGGCTCTTCGCCCAAGCCAAAGTTCAGGTCGAATTTCGCCTCGGGCGGGGCTTCCACTGGGTCAGAACCCGGCATCCGGTCCTGGCTAACGTCTTTCGTGTCCTCAGACATATTCAATCTCCTATTGTGGGGTCAACGGCCGCATGTTCGGGATGGGTCGCGGCGTACCCTGGGTCTGCGTCTTCGCTGCCGTCTGCATGACAGTGGCTGCGATACGCGTCGCTGCAGCCGTCTCCTGCTGCGAACGACGGGTCTGGTTGGTGAGCGAGGCCAGCTCACGCCGCAGCTGCAACTCCTGCTCCTTGATCCCGATCTGCGTCTGCAGTTCGGCCATCCTGAGCTGGGGCTGTACGTCTGCGACGTCCTGCACCTTGGCAATGTTGACCGCAGCTTCGGACTGCAACTTCTGCACTTCCGCCTGCATACGGGCCAGCTCCAGCTGCACCTGCTGCATTGCGATCTCTGCCTGCATCGCCGACGCTTCCATCTGCTCCGGGGTCTGCTCGACACCGGTCA